ATTTACCGTTACGATGGTAAATGTATATAAAGAGATAGCTTGTGTGAATTACGAAGATCCGTAAAGGACCATCAGGTATTAGCATTATTGCATGAGGCAATATGTGTAGTATCTCTGAGGTGTTTATTCACGACTGGTCGAAAGAAACCAGTGTAGAATCGTTCGTGACACGAGAGTAGAAATTTGAATCCGCTAAGGCGAGAAAACAATTTTTCTGTAGGGTATCCACCTGAATTAAATGGATGTAGGGTAGCTCACCTGAAATAAACGAGCAGTTTGGTACACTTTACGTACCAACCCCCATAGAGAAACCCACTCTTCAAATGGGAATCAATTATGTGGAAGTTTATCAATACTCCTCCCACTTTAAAGAATTTGACATACCGTCCTTGTCACTTTCCTTTGATCAAAAAATGTATATCTCTGCTCGATGAAGAGCAGTTCCGATTACAACGCAACAGTTGATGTCCCGATGAGGGCTGATATATTCATTGTAGATTCGGCTTCCTAAACTTGGAAGCTTTATGTCTATTCAACGAATGAACCAATTCAGCCACAATTTGGAATATTCTGTACAAAGGCACAGCATTTTTGCTGGTAAGAGAGTCTAGTTGACTCCTTTGTAAACTGCGTCTACGACTTATAGCACGTTAAGTCGCATTGTTAGATCGGTGAACGTCTGTTTACCCCCTCTCATGTTTTCAACAACAACAACAACAACAAACACAACAAGTTCCTTGTCATACGTCATTCTTGACGACAGACATTTCCTACCCCGTTATGCGAGCGTTTTGGTAGAAGAGAAGATGATGCAGAGCGATTTGGACGCAGAAATCGCTATGGACATTATGGATTTGTCCTTTGACCCTCGCGCAGCTTTGGCTGCTGCTGAGAAGTTGCAAAAAGTCGTGCAGACGCACGACGAATCCATGATTCAGCGCCTCATGAGCGCTGTTATGAACAAAATCCAAGGACTTCATGGCCTTGATGAGAGTAAGATTGACTCGTTATTGGACAACGTTTTGAACGTTGTCGAGGCAATCCCACTCGTTCTGCAGGATTTAATCCATGCTGAGACAAATTCGCAGGTTGTCGGTGCGCTTTTGCGCGCCTTCAAAATGCTTACTAGTCGAAGTGTGTTGATGAGTCTTGTAGATGTTTCTGGAAAACTCTACGATTTTCTCCAGAAATTGACACTGGACACAGCGAAGGGAATCTTCGCCCGGCTCCAGTCAGGATTTGAATTTGCCTGGGTCGTCACGGCTGCGCGAGCAGCACTTCGTGGCTATGTGACCGGAAAAAATTCGCAATGTGTGAAAAAGCTTCAAACCCTTTTGGGATACTTTTTATCATTCGGCATGTTCACAAAGATGGGGTTGAGTTTCGAGAAGCTCAACTACAGTGAACTCGAGGAGCATAAACACAAAAAGAAGTACTCCTCCATTGAGGGCTTCGTATTTTCGCTGCTAGACACCGTGGTTTGGTTTCTCGAACGCGGTATGCAGTGCGCGAAGTTTGGTTCTTTTGAACCATTCTTTCATTCCAGTGCAAGTTATGTGCAATGGACAGATGACGCCTATCTGGTGCGAGAAGACTCGCACAAAATGGCAAATCCCGAAGCGTGTGGATTGGATCCCCACGATTTTTACAAAAGACTCGACAAAGTGATCGAGCAAGGAGAAGCAATGTGCAAGTACTTGGAAGATGATGCCGACAAGATGTTGGCCAAGCGCTTGACGAGTGAGCTGCGCCTCATAAAGGCAAAATTTTGCTCGAAAGACGAAGCACAGAAAACGAGAAAGCCACCGTTTTGCGTGGTGATACATGGTGAGACCAGTATCGGAAAAACAAACTTCACCTCAATGCTCTTTCAGCAATTCGGGAAGGTGAACGGAAAAGACACAAATCCGGAAAACATGTGGTCTCGTGGACCAACTGACAAGTTCTATTCGGGTTTCAGCAGAAGTAAATGGTGCATCGTGATGGATGACATTGCAATGTTTAAACCTGGTAACGTGTTGGACCCCACGCTGGCCGACGTGATTCTCATCGCCAATGGTGCGGGCTTTGTTGCCCCCATGGCTGATACGGAGGATAAGGGTGTAATTCCCGTTCGACCCGATCTGGTGATCGCAACTACAAACACTAAGGACCTGAACGCACATGCGTACTTCTCATGTCCTTTGGCAGTTCGACGCCGTTTCCCCTACGTTATCTCGCTCTCCGTGAAGTCGGAGTATTGCTCAGAGATGACGATTACAGGGGCGAATGGCGCGACTGTCTCAGCGCTTTCGCACATGTTAGATCCAGCTAAGGTGCCACATTTGGAAGAGGGAGACTACCTCGACATTTGGAACATCAAGCTTGAGAAGCTTGTTGCAGTACCCAGCGTCAACGGTGCGTCGACACCTGGTTTTGAAGCTATTGCTGATTTTGACAACATTTACGACTTTATGTCGGTGTTCTCCGCCTTATCGCAAGAATATAGGCGGTGTCAAGACAAAGCAATGGATGCTGTGAATTCCATGGTGACGATGGAGGTGTGCAAAACGTGCTATCGACCAAAAGATAAGCACTGCACTTGTGAAGCCGTAGAGATCCAGTCTGGTGACATTGGGGAACGTTTCCTCAATTTCAAGATGGATGGTGACGATTCTTTCGTTGAATGGTATCGCCGTGTTCACGGATTGACGTTGAACGTCTCCTCAGAGGAGGAAGACGTAGAAACTGAGATCGAAGAACTGAGTGATGCCGATATCGAAGACCGTCGTACGTGGATGACGAAGATGCTGGATTGGACAGACGATCAAGCTGTGTTAGCTCATACGTGGGCTCGCATGGCTGCGCTTGGCGTGAAGGTCGCCTGGACATCTGCGATGGATGGAATTGGCGAGCGTGCATCCGACTTGGTCGTGATGTACCAGATGAAAAAGTTGCGGCGCGTCATGGGAGCAGCTGGAGAGAAGCTGTACCAGACGTTCTATGATTGGCGAATTGCTGGATTTGCAGCCGTCCTTGTGGCGGCATGGCCCATTATTCGGACATTCCAGTGGTTGACGCAAATGCTGCAATCAGAAAAGAGTCGGGAAGAAACACAAAACGAGGAAACTTGTGATTATGACACCGACCTCTCGGAGGATGAGAGGTGGTGTAATGAGAACAGTGAACTTGCTCGTGCTATTCCAGATTCGTTCCAGAAAAAGCATAAAAAGACCAGAAAATCGAAGAGAACTGCGGGAATTGACCCGCAGTCCCAAGCTGTTTGTCCTAGCTTTATGAAAAAGGACGAAAAGCCCAACCCTTGGGCGAAAGACGAGATGATTCTGTCAGACTTCTACGTTCCTACGGGGACGTCGGGTTGGAAGAACATGAAACTCTCGGAGCGTGCTATCATGGCACGCTTCCAACGTAATGTCGTTGGATTTCGCGCAGAGTGGTTGGCCCCAGATGGTCCTCACTACAAGCCTGGCACCGCATTTTGCGTTACTGGGCACGTGTATGTGACGGACAATCACTGCCTCCCGCAGAGTGGTGATTTGAAGATGTACATTTCAGAGGAACCAGAAACAAACAACATTGGGAAAAATGTTGCGTTTCACCTCGATCAGAAAAGTATCTTTCGATTACCGCAAAAGGATTTGGCCTTCTTCTATGGTGTCACTCCGCCTCGCGCGGATTTCACCCACTTTTTCATGAAGAAGAACTTTCCTGCTCTGCAATGTCGTGGCTCCTATGCGCATTGTCGCTGGCGTCAGACATCGGATATTGTTAACGTGTCCAATATCCACTGTGAGGCTGGGTCGGTGAGTGAGATCGATCCTATCTACAAGTTGAATCTATGGTCTGGAAAGCCGGAACGGGATACCGTTTTTGGCGACTGTGGTTCTCCTTTGGTGGGTTTTTCTCCTGCTGGCCCAGTGATTCTGGGGTTGCACCAACTGGCATTTGCTGCCGGTGAAACCGTTGTTGCAACAGGTGCCGTGGAAGTCCTGGAAGAGGACATTCTTGCGGCGATGGAATTTTTTGGCCCACAGGTGCAGTGTGGGACTCCCAACTTGGCGGATGTGAAGTTGGGACCTCTGCACCAAAAATCAGTCCTGCGTTGGCCGAACGCAGGACAAGCACATGTCTATGGCAGCTCAGCTGCCGGGACATGGAGAAGAGGCATGCAATCCCACGTGGTGGACACCATCATTTGCGAGTCTGTGATAAAACATGGATTCGTGAAGAGATGTGAGCCACCCGTGATGAAAGGTCCAGAGATCTGGCACAACAACATCGAACCTACGGTTTCGATGGAGTACAAATTTTCGCAGAAGCAACTCGATGAGTGTGTGGACGCCTTCGCAGACGACATTATTAAACGTCTGACGCCCGAGCAACTAAGTGAGATCGTCAAGATCGACGATTTGAGCACAATGAACGGGTATCCTGGTGTCAAGTTCATCGACAAGATCAAGAGGCAAACGAGCATGGGCTTTCCTTATAAGAAGTCCAAGATGAATTTCCTTGGTCCGGTGACAGCCGAACAGTATCAGGATGCGGTGATGTATACACACGACGTCATGGCTGAGGTTGAGAAGGTTCGGGAGGCGTACGCGCGCGGAGAGCGCTATATGCCTGTTTTTGTGATGAACATGAAGGATGAGCCTATCCCACACAAGAAAGTCGTGATCAAAAAGACCCGTGGTTTCATGGGTGGTCCGGCTGCGTGGCAGTTCGTTGTTCGTCAACAGTTGCTCTCTTTTGTACGGGTTTTTCAGTTAAATCCGTTCGTTTTTGAGGGAGCACCTGGTATGAACACAAATAGCTGTGCGTGGGATGACATGTTCGAGTATCTCACATTTTTTGGAATCCTGCAGATGGTTGCAGGAGACTATGCAAAGTTCGACAAGCGGATGAGTCCGCAAATCATTCTCGCTGCCTTTCGAGTGATTGAAAAGATCTTTATTGCCGCTGGGCGGGATGAAGAAGATTTGATTGCTCTGAGGTGTATTGCTGAGGACATCGCGTATCCTTTGACGGATGTGCAGGGAGACTTCGTGGAATTTTTCGGGTCAAACCCGTCAGGCCACGCCCTCACCGTCATTATCAACTGCATTGCCAACTGTTTGTACATGAGATATATGTACATGGAACTCAATCCAGATGTGAAGGAGTGCCGCTCTTTTAAAGAGTTTGTGCACCTTATCACGTATGGAGACGATAACGAATTTGGGGTATCTTTGGAAAAACCCTGGTTCAATCATTCGTCGATTTCCGAGAAGTTGGCTGAGTTTGGAGTAGTATACACGATGGCAGACAAGGAGGCTAAGTCAGTGCCTTTTGTCGATATTGCAGATACCTCGTTCCTGAAGCGCAAGTGGCGTTGGGACGAGGAAATGCAGTGTCATATGTGTCCTCTAGAATGGGCTTCGATTGAAAAAATGCTCACCTCGTGTGTAGCTAGTAAATCGGTATGCCCGGAGGCACAAGCGATGGATACCATGCGGAGCGCCGTTGGAGAGTTCTTCCAATATGGGCGCGAGGTGTTCGAAAAGAACGTTGCTATCCTGAAGGAGGTGGTGGTAGAATGCCACCTCGAGGATTGGGTGCAACAAAGTACATTCCCTACGTACGATCAGCTTGTTCAGAATCATTTCGACAGCTGTATGCATCCCCCGCACTGCTCAGCCCTCCACGAGCAGGCCGACACCGGCAAAACATTGGAGGGCATTGGTAGCGAACCTTGGGTGTTGAATGATGGATATGACACCGAATTGCCTATCACTGTAACTTGCTAGAGTTTACTCTAAGTACGTATTTACGTACGCTGCCGCAAGTCAGCAAAACCGTCAAAGCGCAGGAAGGATGGTCCTATCCCCTGCGAAAAACAAGGACTGCAAATAATGAAGATTTTGTATCGTGTAAAGTCGCATCACGAGATAAGAGCGACCCTGTGTGGTTAGGTGACATTCCTCCCTACCACCCTGTATTGAAAAGGAATTTGGCGACAATTATCCAGAGCGCAGACATGTCAACGCCTGTGCTGGCCGAGCAAGGTACGGAAGCCCCCGTCCTTGCTGAAACTGCGGAGTTCGTTGACGCGGGACAACGGGTGGAGCTCGAAGAGGAGTTCCCCATTTCCGCGTCGTATCGTGAACAGGGAGATGAAAGAGCTAGTTTAGGAGACTATTTGCTCCGACCCGTCAAAATTGACAGTTTTGTATGGGCAGAATCTGATGCTTTTTCCCTCACTCCCCACGAGATCTTCCCTTGGTCTCTGTATTTCAAGGACGCACACATTAAGAAGAAGTTGGAAAATTTTTCGCGTGTGAATGCGCGTCTGAAATTGACAATTCGCTTCAACGCTTCCCCGTTTTATTACGGGTGTATGCGCGCTTGTTACGATCCTCTGAATACAGGTAAGTTTGACCCAGTCACGACAAGCGACATAATGCCATTATCACAAACTCATGGAGTGATGATTGAGCCACATGTCGCGTCGTCTGCGGAGTTGGAACTTCCGTTCCTATATCCGTACGACTGGGTGGATACGTCCACCGAGACGAACTTTGATGCCCTTGGCAAAGTGATCTTCCAAGTCTTCACCCCTCTCACATCTGCAAATGGTGTGACTGGGATGGGGATCGACGTTGCTATCTACGCTGAGGCCGTTGACGTTCAACTCGCTGGGCCTACCCTGACAGCTGTTATGCAATCTGGAACCATTTCGGGTCCGGCAGCAAAAATTGCAACAGCTGCTCGCAAACTTGCGGGCGACGATTCGATTGGCGTGTTTGCTCGCGCTATCGACGTAGGAGCGACGTTCGTATCGGGTGTAGCGAAAATATTTGGTTATTCGAACCCCCCGGTGATGAACGATGTTCAACCGTTCCAAAATAAGGTGTTTCACGCATTTGCGAACACCGAAACGAGCATGCCCATAGATAAGTTAGCAATTGATCCCAACAATGAGGTCACCGTCGACACGCGTGTCGCTGGTGGCGTTGGGAAGGACGAGCTAATTATTTCCGATCTAGTCCAAAAACCGAGTGTTATATCGGTTATAGATTGGGAGACAGGAGATTCCGCTGGGGATATCCTTCTTTATGGGGCTGTGACTCCTTGCATCCGGCAGCTGGTTGCAGGGACGAGCCAAACATTTCATTATCGCACACCCGCCAGCTGGGTAAGTGCGATGTTCCGCTATTGGCGTGGAGGAATGAAATACACATTTCGAGTGATTCGCTCGAAATACCACCGTGGTCGGTTGGTGATCTCTTGGGATCCCAACGCCACTGCAGGTTCGCCAAATGAGACGGCACTCTTCACGAAAGTTTTTGACTTATCCTCTGAAGAGCAGGAATTCGACTTTGTTATACCATACAAGTCGATCCGGCCGTGGTTGGAAACCACCGAGTCCATCGGAGTAGATGAGACGGCGATGACCTTCCACAAGGCGTATACGAATGGCACTTTTTCTTTAGCTATTCTTAACGCTCTCACAGCACCTGCAGATGCTGCGACTGTACAGGTTTTGGTTTTTGCTTCAGCTATGTCCGACATGGAGTTTGCTGCACCAAAAGCTTTAGATCAGTACGTCACGACCACAATTGTGGAATCTGCTGCTGTGGATGGATCTGCGGTTTCCGCTTCGGATCACATCCATGAAATCACTGTTGGAGAGAGAGTTTCTTCTTTGCGTCCCCTTTTACATCGGACGTCTCTCTCCTTGACCCAGTACCTGGGGGCTTCCTTCCAGGCTTCGGGTAGTTTGACCAGTGGCGCGTATCATACCGTGAATTGTTATCAGAGGTATCCACCTACGGCTGGGTACCAAGGCACTATCTTGGGTATGAATTATGCGCTCTCGACACTGAACGGAACGACACGAAAAAATTTTAACTACGTACACCATCACCCTATCAATTGGGTGTTAGCAGCATTTGCTGGGTTTCGTGGTAGTTTTGTCGTTCACGCCAACGTGCATGCCTCAGGCACGCACAGTGGCCCAGATGGTATGGCTTTGACGCGTACACATCACAATTGGGTCCCAGTGTCGGCAGCTGGTCAAACTGTCAACAATGGTTCCTTTGTCAAATATCTGTCTACGGACGGAGCTGCGATGATGGGCCTCGCCTCTATGGCTAAGGTCCCAGGAACATTGGGAACTACGAATGAGATGCTCATCACGCCAACTGGGGCGGGAGGAATGACTGTGACCAACGGACATACGCAGATGGCGTTGTCCGCTGTTCTTCCACAGTACAATCCTCTCCGCTTCAACCCGGCGTGGTGGAAGCATAGAGAAACATTCGATGGTTCCGTAATTGGTTACGATGGATTCCGTCTTGATTGCGATTTCGCAAACTTGACGGCAACCACTCCAACGTATTGGCCCCGAGCCGATGTGTATTGGGCTGCTGGTGTTGATTTCACAACTGTGTTCTTCACTGGCATTCCTCGTATGCAAGGACTCGCGACTTGGCCGAATCCAATTACTACGACATTCACCCCTTAGTGAGGGGGTGTAAGGCGTCTAAGTGACCATAGTGGTACGCCCGAAATGACAACTATCCTGAGAAGGAGAAATAATATTTACAAACTTGAAGAAGAATTACTAACGTGAGTATACTCACGCGACCTGGGAAGGCCGAAATTCAATATTGATCCGGTACAGTCGGATCACCTACACACATGTTGAAACATGTAACAAGTACCACATCATGTAAACTTGATGTGCGAAATGTGTAGGGCATACGCTAGAAGCGATCTTTTTGATTAGCCTGGAGTTTTTTAACTTGGGTCGCTTCGGCGACCTGGGTGAATTTTTTAATCCGGGAATTGTAATCTTATTGAATCGCAGATAGCACAGCTGTCT